TCTCTATCCACAGTCTCCCACGCTCCATATCTATCTCCACTACACGAAACCCTAACCCATTCAAGATATAAATCACGCTGTCCATCGTTTCTCTTTCCATTAGAGGGCCAATCGTTCACGTAGTTTGTCCGGTCCCTCCGCTAGGTAACAGTCCGTTATGTCCATACCAGATGGTAATTGTACTATTTGTGCGTTAGGTACCTCCTGTGCGACACGCCGAGCGAAGTCTTGTCCAGGATTGGAGCCATCTGTCTTGTCGTCATTGTCTCCGACAATCAACACACGCTCCCTGCCTTGCACTAAACGAGGGAAGTGTTCTTTCCAACTGGCTACACCAGGGCAACCTACCGCAGGTATCTGTAACATCTGAGAGATGATGAGAGTATCGAACTCTCCCTCACAGATTACTAATACATCTGACTCAACATCTAAATCTCTCACATTATACAGGTGTGACTTCTGCCCTGCAGGGGAGCCATACTTCGGATTGCCTTCGTGCAATCTCCGAAACTTCCAACCCACCACCCCGCCTGATAGCACGATGTATGGAATAGAAATCCATCCAGCGTAGGATTCGTGTGGTCCATACTCGTTGGTAATAACACCTATCTGTGCATACTCAACTGCTTCCTTAGATAGTCCACGTCCTACGAGATACGCTATTGCCTCGGGATTTTCCTGTAGCGCCGCGTGGTAACGTGAGGCCAGCCCTTTCAATAATTCCTGTTGCGATTTTGTAGGCATCACGCTTATCTACTCCCTCTTTAATCATCACGATATTGATAGCATTGCCACCCTGAGCGCAGGTATGGCAGTAAAAAACCTGATTGATAGTATCTATCACAGCGCTTCGTCTCTTGTCCGGATGGAGAAAGCAACGCACGCTCACGTTCCTACCCTCTCGTACCTCTCCGCCGTAATGGTTGACGATAGGGATTATCTGTAGCGACCCGGCATCGGACTTACCCTTACCTCTGGCCCTACGAAATCCCTCACTCATCACGCCTCTTCTTCTACTGGGTCCACTTCAATCTCTATCCCAGATACGTACATATCATAGGAGTTATGGTCGCCTCGCTTGAGGATACCCAAGAACTTTTGCTTAGCCTCCTCTGGTGAGTTAGCCATCAGTATTGTCTTGTATACCACTCTCTCCTTGCCCATCACTCGGTAGTGACTTATCATCTTTCTTCGCCTCCTGCTCTGGCACTAACCCGCTCATAGTTTCTGTTGTTGTTATCTCACCTTGTGGTACTGGCATCTCTTCCTCCTGTAAAATACAGCCACAATAATATGTTGGCTTTACGTGTTCATCACACCAAGTTTTTGATTGGTAGAACTTCATTGTTTTTCTTTTAACCACGATTCTAAATCTTGAACAACCCAAGACTTATCTATGCCGTGGTTACGTCTCTTCACTACAACGAAGGCAGGAGGGACTTCCCCTAGTCCTCTTGCCTTCGCATAGTTCTTCGCCTCCGTGATGGCTTCATCCCAGAACGCAGGCAAATCTATTTTCTTCCGGTTCTTTAACTCTAGAATATAGGTCTGACCTGCGACAATACAGTACAGGTCTCCCTCATCCTTAGCCCCGGCTTTGGTCAGACGCTCAGCGATAACACCTTTATCGCGTAACCATTTCATTACGCCAGTCTCAAAGAGACTGCCCTTGCGTCCGTTCTTGTTCGTCATTAGTCCTCGTTGTTGATTCGGTCAAGGATGTTCTCAATAGAACCGTAGTCCTTCTTGAGTTGCCAGTAACTAAAAGCATTGACCGCCCACTTGATTCCTTCATAGACTGCTAGGACAGCAATGCCTGTCCAAAATATTTCCCAATTCATTATACGACTCCCGCTATGGCGCTGTTTCTGTACGCCCTGCCTTGTGCGTCAGCGTCTCCTATTTGGCAGGTGGAATAATTAACAAACAGTTCTGAGTACATCGTGCCATCGGCAGAGTGTGGTCCAAACCTGTTCTTCACTGCAGCAACCTTCAAGATAGATTCAGTAGGATTAAATCCCAGTGTGAGTATCATCGAAGGTAACTGACTTATCTTGCCGTGGATAGCCCGGCGGGGTGGAGGTGCATCCGCCTTCCCGAACTCGCTTTGCTCCGACGTATGGTGGAGCACAAGTACGCACGCCTCAGTGGTACGAGCAAGGTGGTGAAATTCAGTCATAATCGCACGTAGACCAGACCATTCATTCTCTTGCTCAGCAACGACATTCGATAGGTTATCCACAACAATAAGTTCTGGAGGATAGCCAAAGAGTTCGACGTAAGCCTTTACCTCTAACTCAATATCATCCAGTGTAGGTGATGGGTCAAAGACCCAACGGATATGATTCATTTGCAATAACTGGTAGCGATAGAACTCTGGAGTCAACTCTAGATTCTCTTCCACCATTATCTGTGTGTGCTGTGTCTTATGCGCTGCAGAGCGCAGAGCCACAGTCGTAGCGTCAGTATCAGCAGAGAAGAACAACGTAGGTACGTTGGCCTTTGCTGCGTAGACCAGAGCAAACATTGACTTACCAGCATTTGGTTGCGCTGCAACCATACAGACTTGTCCTCTACGGAACTTCATCTGATTACCGGCGAGCGCTTTCCAGACATCAGGTAAGGGAACGGCCTTAGCCTGAGTGCCTTGCCACGCTCTTTGTAAATCAATCAAGGTTGTACTCCGGAAGTCTTAGTAAAATGCCTGCGTGCTTACGTAGTTCTCTACGTTGCCGCTCAGTAGTACCTGCCCAGATACCAAATCCTTCGTGGTGTACTGCCCACTCCAGACATTCAGACCTATGAGCACAGCCACCACAGATGTTGCGTATAGTTCTTAACGCATACTCTGAGTACTGGAAAGCCTCATATAGGTCAGGATAAAAAATCTCTGTGTCGAGACCTCTACACGCGGGGTCCTCGAACTGTGATGGCTCTCGCACCTTTATACGTTCTTAACACCAACAGCCTTACACTTTCTCCCTGTATAGTCTTTAGGTGCAGCGCAGAGGAATCCACCTTTGCGTGTGCCTGGGTTATCTCGGTCATCCCACTCACGCCAGTTCATATTTCCGTGAGCGCAAGCAGGTGCAACTCCAGTAGCAGTAGGTGTTGCTGGCTTGATAGGAGTGACAGTTGCTGTTGCTTCGGTTGGAACTGGAACGCTTGGACGATTGACTTGCGCTACTCCACGTAGCATCTGTGATGTTTGTGCGACAATCGGGATGATGTTCTGCAAGCCTTGCAGTTGTGCTGCTGCATCCGCATCGTCGGTGGCGTATATGTTAATCATATCGCCATCCTTCTCCCACTTAAAGTTAATCTGAATCTTGGTTGATTCATTCGCTGCCATCTGTATTTCCTCCGCTTTCGTTGATTGATTTAACTTCTAACCGCATTGATTCTTTTCCTACTTTGTATGGAATAAACCCTAGTAGTTTTTCCACCTCATCGGAATCCACTGTACGCCTTCCAGCAACTGGTGTCCAGGTTATCTGGATACCTTTCTCTGTGACGCCGGTGTATCCCTCAAGGTGGGACTTTAACGATTCTTTTTCCTTTGTCAAGATTTTAATTTCATTGTCGACTTGTAGATATTTCTCCGAGTGTTCGGCTACGGTAAGTTCCTTAATCAAGACCGTAGGTGCGTTCTCTTTTTTTAGACCAACGCATCCAACCTCGCCGGTGGCATCGTAATACTTGCAGAAGTTACTGCAGTACGATACGGCGTCTTTCTCCGGAGCCGGAGGCTCTGTCATTACCTTGATGTCTGCAAGCCACTGGAGCGCCTCTAAGGCGATAGCCTCATCGTATGGCTCCTTGTGCATAATCACATCTCGTTCGTCCCCATCGCGGCTGATAGCCACCAATGCGACGTGTTCTACCGGTAGTCCCCGGCCGTGTGTCATTAGATACCCGTAGGTCTGGACCTGCCAGCGTTGCTGCTGGCTAGGGAAATAGGACAGGGTTCTAGCCTTGACCGTCTTCCAGTCCACAATAGTCTTGATGCTGGGGATGTAGCAGTCTACGTGGGCTTTCATCCCGTTGTAGGCAACCTCTGTCTCCAGCATAAACTTCTCACCTTCCGGGTCAGCCAGTGTCAGAGCCTGTTCTATCTCTGTGTGAATGGCAGTGCCCATAATGGCGCTAAGTTTCAGGTCGTCGTGGTTAGTGACCGGCTGTGAATTGAGCCGGTAGTACACTTTCCGGGCGCACGAACCCAGTTCCGATGGTCCTATCTCTGGTTGCAGAGAGCGGGCTTTGCCCGCGTCCTTGTTCCGGAGAGCAGTAATTAACTCTTCTATGATGTTCATTGTTCCTCCAGGAGTAAGAGTACATCCAGAGTGTGACAGAGGCAACTGTATGACACGCTACGGCGTGTCGTATCCGGTTCTGTGTATAATACGAGCGTAGCGAGTAAGGGTAGCGGGGAGCCATTGGAGATGGCTCACCTACAGGGGAGGGTATCCGTGGGTTTAAGCACACTTGCGAACATTTTGTGGCGAGTATACGGTGAAGAGTTACCCGACCCGCCAATGGTAATGGCAAACTTTATTATCAATTATCTAGGACAAGAAGGATACGAAGTCGTAGAAATAAAAAAAGAGGGCGCCCCCATTACAGGGACGCCCTCAGTTGCCTCGCAGGAACCTACTTCTTCTTAGCAACCTTCTTACGTGTCTTTACTGAAGAGCCTAGACCGAACTCTTTTGCGCTCTTGTCTAGTGCCTTCATAGCAGGAGCCGCTACTGCGGCGAGTGCTGCGTAGCCCAACTTCTTAGGGTCGGTTTCTCCGGCTAGGTATAGCGCCATTGCTGCCGCTACTGCTGCTCGTAGGTACGAGTGCAGTACCTGGATTGCTTTTTCTTTAGTCATTGCGTATCTCTTTCTTTGGTGCTTTCTTGACCTTGGCCTTGATAGCAGCCACCTTTTTTGGCTTACCCATCCAGGCAAACCAAGGGCTGGTGTCTGTGCCGAAGGTATCTTTGATGGAGATATGTAAGTGTTTGTAGTGTCCGTTGGACCCTTCGTACTTACGCTCTCCCTTATCTGGCGACCAAATCTTTCCGCTAAAAATTAAATACTTTACTCGTCCATCTTCCTTTAACTTCTCAAAGATTTCGTGGCAGTCAATACCACACGCAGGGTCGTGTGTTAGGTCTACTGCAAACCCGGAGTTGTGGTCTGAGTTTGGGTTCTGATGGATGTGCGCCTTAGATGGGAGCAGCCCATCCGATGCCTTCTTCCTCTTCGGTCTCAAGGCTGTCGCTTGTCTTAGGACTGCAATGGCAGCCGGTTGTGCAACACGTGCTAGTGGAATCATTTACGCTCCAAAAGTATTCTGTAGATTTCTTCAATCTGTCGTTCCAATCTCATAACGGAATCTTTGAGACTGCTGCCCCCATTGGGACGGAGTTCTGATAGGTAATGTTTCACTAACCATTTAATAGCCATAGCAAATCCACCAACAATAGTGGTGATAGAGACGGCTAATCCAGCCCAATCAGCAGGGGACATTTATTCTCCTTATACGGTACGTGCGGTGACGAGTAGCAATCCGCCGTAACCCGTAAAGCGCTTGTCGCTTGGTGCTACGTTGCGGAAATCCATTTCTTCGATGAGAGCAATGACAACCTCTCCGGTTCTAAAGTCCTCGATACGTACAGTATCTCCGGCACTTTCTATCTGCTCTAGTTGGGAGAGCCTGTCAAAGGCTCGTCCTTCATACCCCACCTCGTTGCCTAGTGAATCGCTCTCGCGGTCATAGCAGGCAATAGGTAGTTGAATTAAACGTTGACGTGGTACAGCAGGCAGTGCCTTGATTTGGTATCCAGTAAATACTGGACCCAACGATGTGTTAGATGTAGAACGACTGATAGTAAACTTGAAACCTACATACTCTTGTGGTCCAAGAGGATAGGGGATTCCGTACTCCTGGGTAGGTGTGTTCTGTGCAGCACCACCGATTGCATACTCATTACCATCTGCATCGATAGAGATGACCGACACTGCACCGTTGGTGGTATCTACTCTAGGGTTAATGAACTTGAATATCTTGTCTTCAAGGGTGTTGTATCGAACATATCCAGTTTGTAGATAACCGCTCTCTAGCAAAGTGCTGGCGTTCTCCATATAGACATAACCACTGGTGCCAGAGTAGGCCGTAGCATAAGCCAATCTATCCGTCTGTCCAATAAAGGCACAAGCAGTAGTCTTGTGCGCGGTAGATGAACCTGGATAGTAGACATCAAATGCGTAGGCAGGAACCAACTGAGCAGTAAAGTTACCAAGGTCAAGACGGATAACTCCAGCCTCTCCCTCTACGCTTGTTGCTGCCCAGACGAATCGGTCACGTGCAGAGAAGTCATAGGCTGGTTGTGATGTCTCTACTACTAATGGTCCATAAGTAATCGACCCATCATCTGCAATAATTGCTAAACGGATACCGTAGTTGGTACCAATAAGCATATAGCCAAGGTATTCATAAATGCGGTAGATGATTTCACCGGCTGGCATTTCTGCTGCCACTGTTCCATAGGTCAGCGTTGGCATAGTGCCATCAGTATCAAGAGTAAACTTGGTAATAGTAGATTGGATACGGTTATATCCTGCTATGTAGATAGCAGTTCCGGATGCGGTAATACTTGTAAAAGCAAAGCCACTGTCTGGATGTGAGTAGAGTTCTGTTGGTAATGATGTTGCATTAGTAGCAAACTCGTATACTTTATTGTTGGCGCACATTACGATACGTTCTTTAATGAACTCCATTACACCGTTAGTAACAGTGATGCCAGGTGAAGTAAACATAACAGTCGCTGCAGTAGAACCAGGCTCGTTAAGAGCCTTCTTATTTACTTCCAACTTTCCGGATGCAGTGTCATTGGTTAACCAGTAGGCAGTTGTTCCATCATCACATACCGCGTACACCGGGTCATCTGTGCCAGCGTTGTAATCAACAAAGTGCAGCACGTTGCTTGTTGCAGTTCCAGGAGGACTTACCGCTGTAGAAGTTACGTTGGTAGCAGTCTTGGCATAAGTAAAGGTTGTAGTGGTAGGGACACCAGTAATGGTGTAGGTCCCGTTAAAGGTGGCGTCTACTCCAGTGATAACTATTTCCATACCTACACATAGGCCGTGAACTACAGCAGTAGTAAGTGTTGCTACATTAGAGGTTAGCGCTTTGTTGGTAATAGAGTTAGTGATAGTAGGAAATACTTTATCAATGTCGTAGTAGTCGTGTAGTAAACATCCATCATAAGTATTACTATTTTGGGTAAAGCGAATAGCACGCAGGTATTGATAAGGTCGACCGTTAGGATGGAACTCTCCAGAAGTATTATGACCAGGAGTACTGGAGCGAAGCAGCGTTGCTTGCCCTTTGGTCCAGACATCTATACCTTTAGACTCGGTGTACTGGAAACGCAGTCCTTCATCCTGTGCAGGTTCAAAGTATTTAATGCCTTGACCCAGATGGAATGATGACTGGCTTCTAAACCACCAACCAGTGAGCGACTGCTCACCAGCCTCACGGGTCTGGTCGTATTGGTCTTTGCGGTACTGTGCAGTTACCCTACGATAAGGTGAGTTATCAGATGTCATCAAGAAGAATGGCATTGTGTTGATAGAGACGTCGTAGTTGAAGTCAGTCAGTGTATAACTAGATGCCGATATTGGGTTGGACAGAGCAAAGGCTATGTTCTTATATTCACCGGCTTCGGTGATGTCGCTGCCGTATGCCACGCTTCTCCTTCGATGGGTCTGTCGGGTCTACCCAGTCTTCCCAGGTAGGCAAATCTTGTGTAGTGCAATTACCCGTGAGTAGGGACATTGACTGGCTCTCCTATAAAAATATCTTGGACCGGGTCATAAGTATCGCCAATACCCGCATATTTGCCCCTTATTCGGGCATTGTAGGAGGTCTGTTTCCAGGTTCCACCGAGTAGATTGTGGCACCAGTTTTCACCATCTGCTTCGTGCTCATCAGGAGCCGATATAACACGGATGACTTTATTGTTAGTATCTAACTCTGCAAAGTAAGCCATTAGACCGCGTACCTCACAATCACGATACCTTTGCCACCATTACCGCCATTGATGTAATAACTATTGTCTTGTGGTTGACCAGCGCCACCACCACCTGAACCAGTGTTGATGGTTCCATTACCACCAGGACTATTACTTAATTGGTTGGAACTTGAACCACCACCGCCAGCCCCACCGCTTTGTCCAGTAGAATACCCACCACCGGAACCACCACCTGCGTAGTAACCAGACACACCACTTGATGTAGCGCTTGCCCAAGTAGAATAAGTATTAGTTCCAGAACCACCTAAACCATTGGCATCACCGTTGGCGCCAGCAGCATTTGCGCCACCGCCACCACCGGCGTAATTAGACTGTCCGTTACCGCCAGAGTTTCCTTCTCCAGAAATACCACTTGCTCCATTGGAAGAATAATTTCCACTATATTCAACACTTCTTCCACCACCACCACCGGAACCACCGGATGAAGCAGAACCAGCGCCACCATTAGCACCAAGGCCGCCACCAGTAGCAGATAGTAAAGTTGTAGATGCTGTTGCAAAAGTTGAACTACTTCCATTGGAGCCAGAAGAATTACCAGCGCCACTTCCACCTGCACCGACTGTTACTGTATATGCTTGTGGGGTTGCAGCAATGGTGTTATATTTAACGCCACCTGCACCACCACCGCCACCAACCCAAGAAATAAATATATACCCACTAAACGTAGCAGAATAAGAACTACCTGCCCCTCCACCACCAGCAATACAGAGAACCTGTATGTCTCCATATCCACTTAATACTGTGAATGTTCCAGTGTCAGTAAACTTGTGATACTTGTATCCACCAGAAGTGTATGTTGTTCCACCAGTTGCCGAGAGGGCAGTACTAGAAGACCATCCATAGGCTCCCGCTCCGGCACCACGTGTTGTTACTAAAGGCATTACTTCTCCTAAGCAAACTTGGTTTGAGATGCAAATACTGCGTATGTTGGTGTTGCTGCGGTCTTAATAATGTTGTACACGTAAGCATCCACTGATGATGCGTTGCCAGCAGTAGGTGCAGAACCACCTTGCCATTTAGGAGTAATCGCGCCAGAGTCTATTGTCAGCGCCGTAGGATAATAAGCAGTTGCTCCATTAGTATTAAGGAATACAACCGTAATAGAGTCACCAACATCCATCAGTGATGATAAAGTTGTACTAGAACCACCACGAACGTTAAGTGTCCAGTTAGCGGTTGCTGAGTTTTGGTAATACAAAACACCCTGAGTGCTGGTATCAAAGTTAATAGTTCCAGTTGCTGCACTAGCAGCAACAGTTACTATTTCTTGAGGAGACTTTAATGTTGGGTAATTATCTACGCTATTGTTTACTGTTGGTGCAGTCAACACTTTATTTGTCAGAGTCTGGCTACCCGTCAAGGTGGCAAGAGATGACGGGAAAGTATTGGTTGCGCTAGATAGGTCCTTGTTGGTTACTGTTGCAGTATTGCTTGGAGTCAATGCAACGATGACAGTATCCTCAAAGTGTTGAGCATCATTACCGGTAAAGACGTGTTGAACAGTGGCACCAGCATTGTGTGCCACACCAGCAGTTCCTGCCTGGGCGCGGGTAATAGTTAATGTATCGCTGGCTACAGCAGTAATGTAGACAATCTCTTCCGATGATGTCTCTGGGTCAATAGCCACAGCAAAGGTATCGCCAGTGGTTAGTACCACACCACCCATCAGGGTAGTACCCGTACCAGTTGCCACTACCATAGAGGTCTGGCTAGAGTTAATGCCAGAAGCAAGCGTGGTCTCAACGCTAATTGTAGAGTATTTACGTGCCATTGTTTACCTTACTTTGTGTAGTGGAGACGGATTGGATACTTGTCTTGAATCTTGAGCGCCTCTTCTTGCAGGCGTTGTTGGTAGAGCGCGTAGATATATCGGGATGAACTTGCACCTGCAGTCGATGGAATCTTGGTGTCGTTAAGGTCTGCCTCAGCAGAGGTCAAGTTGATACGACCGGCATCAACATACGAGAGTAGTTTGTAGGATGCACCCAGAGTGATGACATCACGACAGGTGTATGGCAATCCGGATACGCCAGCGAAGTCATCGGTAGATGACGTCAGGTTTGCTGGTGCTGCGGTGTACCAGACTTTGACGGTACGACCAGGTTGAATATTCTCATACAAGTTGACCGTATTGACCGTATTAAAGGTTGCAGTATCTGCCATAGAATCTAGACGCCAGCGATTGATAGGCAACCATTCCTCTGAGGAACCAGTGGTCTGCCAGGACATATAGAGAATATCCTCTAGGTCATCCGGTAGTGGATAGGTTGTCTGCGCTGCGTTAAAGGTAAAGGTCGTGTTATAGACAGCAAAGAGATTGGGGTAGACACTGTTGATAGTGTCGTTGATAGCCTGCTTGATAATAGTGCGTGGAAATGTCGGACTTAGTACGACTTGTGCATATTGTGAGTGTGGTGCAGGGCTAGTGTTCTGATAGCCACGACCAAAGCCAGGAGCCGCATTGAGCGTGCTGTTAGTCTTGTTGAAGTTATCAATCCAGATGAGTTCATCATCAATCTCGATAATACCCTTGGCAAGGTTGGCGCTGTTACCTACCTGAATAGCAGTCTGCGTGGTGTTGATGGCAGCATTAAGATAGGTGATGCGGTCTTGACGAAGTGTGTATCCAGCAAGGGATGACCGTACTTCATCTATCATATCAGAAAGCGTACTCATCTGTCATTCCTTTTGTAGTAGTTTAGGTAATCAATAGCATTTTTCAAAATTTGTTTGTCCTCTCTGGCAAATCCAATCATAGAATTACAAAAATTACAGAGAACTCCACGTCTACAGTTATCACAAGATTTTCTATAACAACAAGAATGGTCGTGGTCTATGTGCCATTTGCCATCTCCTAGCGGAATTTGAATCTTGCAAATTTTACAGCCACCTTGCTTTTCGACAATAACAAGCACATCTTCTTTTGACATTCCGTGTCTTTTCTTAAAAGCCCAAGATGCGTAAAATTCTTTATTTTCTTGACGCCATTTTTTCTTAGCAGCATCATATTTTTCTGGGTTTACAGCACGAAGTTTTTTTCTTTCTATCGACCTACATTCCTTGCAGGTTCTAGCCCGGCTATCTTTTACCTGGCGGTCGACATTAAAAGCATTAAAAGGTTTTTCTTGTTTACAGTGGCAACATATTTTATAGTCGGATAGGGTTGCCATATTTACCTTTCGTACCAGCCTTTATTCCATAGGGTCTGTAGTCTTCTAAAATACTTGTCGTACTTCTGTGCTATCACATCTAATGAGTAGCGTTCCATCGCGGTCTGTCTGATGACTTTCGGGTCTAGCGTCTTGACATCCTCTAGCGCCTGACAGAACTCATCAAACATCCGGCACCGGTATCCAGTGACACCGTGAATGTTGGTCTCTACGAAAGCGCCCCAGTCTGTAGTGATAGTCGGGGTACCGCTGAAGTGTGCCTCTGGCACAATGTTCCCAAAAGGCTCTAGGTAAATCGTAGGAGCCAGCAGTGCGGTAGCACCTGCCATTAACTGCGCTCGTTGTTCTGGGCCTACCACACCCACGTATTCACCATACGGTGGAGGTTCTCCTGGTCCTGCTAAGATAAGTTTCTTACCCATCTCTTTACAGACTTGAGATGCTATGTGAATACCCTTGCGGTCTATCATACGTCCGATATAGAGGTAATAGTCCTCTTTGTCTTCTTTGTAGATAAACTGTTCTGGCTCAAAATAGCCAGGGATTACTTCATCAAAGAACTTGCCATCTATTGTGGTGGGGTTGGTGTAGCCAGCATAGTTGGCGTGCATCCAGTTATAGGATTCCCAGACCCGATACTTTGCAAAGGTTGCTCCGTATCCAATACCGAACTCTACTGATACTTGATTCGGGAAAGCGTCTGCAATAGGCTTGTGAGCAACCCCGCCGATGAAACAGAGGAAATCTTGCGGTTGGACCCTAGCCTTGATGCCAGCGATAGCATTGTCAATAAAGTGTTTCCAGTGGGGTAGATTGGTGTTGAAGGAGGCTGTGGTGTAGTGCTTGTCTCCAACCGCCTGCTTCCTCTCCTGTTCAGTAATACATACAATATGTCCAGTAACTGGAGCCTCATTAAATTCTCCGGCGTATAGATATACTTCGTGACCAAGGCTGGTCATCATCTTGCAGAATCGTCTGACCTTTTCGGTGAAGGCACAAGATGTGTATTCAAGTGTGGTCTGGGTGTGGGGTAACCCCACTACGTGGAATCTCATTAAGTTTTTATTTACCTAACTTCATTCCTTCTGGGATTGGTCTGTGATATTCCCACTTAGCAATGTAATCACCATAACCGTCAGAATCATCTTGCAAAATTATTCCGATATTTAGAAAATCAATGTTTATAAGTTCGGGGTAAATTTTGATTATTTTTTCATACAATGTCATTAAATTAACTCCTTATCCAGGTTCCAGAAAAAATAGTTCCAGCCCCACTGGTTAAAGGGTCAACTGTTTGTGTTGCTGCTGATGAGTAAACATACAGTTCTAAGTAATCTGTTGAACCATTCATATCTATAAATACCGAACTACCTCCGGCTGGAGCAGACGAACTTGTCGTGTTATCATAGACTCTTAAATATGCTGACCCATTTTTATATATTACAAAAATTAAACGAGATGCTGCTGATTGAGAAACCAAACCCACCACATTTATTTGATATTTGCCAGCAGTTGTAGGGGTAAAACGATAATTTGTTGTTGAATCAAAACAGTTGTCAGTATCAAAATGTTCGGTATTTAACTGTACTTTGGTGTAGGTATTTTGAGTTACGGATTGAGCCGTTGAGCCACGATAGGCAGAAAATGCTGGACCATTAACAAAAGCCCATTTAACTCCAGTTGATGTTGTGCTGTCTGCCACAAGAGCAAGACCGTTAGCACCAACAGTAACTTTGGCAAATGCGTCAGCGCCAGTGCCAGCAAGGATGTCGCCCTTAGCGTCATACGATGTGGCAATAGTGGAGTTCTTTTGTGCGCTTGTCATTTATCTCCCTTACTTAGAAAGTGCTGCGATTTCTTCTGGCGTTAAACCTAACGCTGCCAACTTAGCCTGAGCAGATGCCTTGGCTTCAGCGGCTGCTTGTGCTTCCGCCTCACGTGCTGCTTGCTCGGCAGCCCAAGCCGCACGGTCTGCCTCTAGTTGAGCAATCTCTTCGTCGGTTAGTTCAATAATAGACTCCACTCCAGTTGAGCAGTCCATTACTATTTTGGTTGGTCGTTCCATTATTCTCCTTATGATTTTAGGATTCCATATAAAGTTGCTGCAGTGTATTGTTGAAAAGTGCCAACACCACCTGCAATGGTAATTGAAGTAATCGCAGCAGTATTTGCCCAAATACCAGCGGTCAATTCTGCATAAGCAGTTGTTGCGTTTGTTTCTGTAACGCCATCTACGCTTACTGATTTATTATTAGAACTAGCGTAATTTGGAATATAAATTTCATTATTGGAAAAAGTGCTTGCAGTATTTCCAGCACTGGTCGCCCTTGTTCCATAAAGTGGTGACACATTAGTTTCACTAAAAGATGTTGTAGATGCCCCATCTCCACGTAATGTTCTTTCTGAATAAACAGCAGTTGAAGAACCATTAAAAGTTATATTAAGTGCATCACCACTTGTTCCACTTCTATCAGTTCTTGCGGAAATTTTAATTAATAAATCGGTATAAGTAGCAGGAATAGATGTAAATTCTATGTTGGCCGCGCCACCAGAACCAACAGTTGTACTGGCAATAGCAACATACGTAGTAGCCATTTATGCCGCCTTAATTCCATAAAGTGTTGCAGTTGTTCCAATTTGAAAATTTCCCGCACTTGCACTTGGTATATATTTTAATGATGTAATTGCAGAAGTACTACGCCACATAGCAACTATTGCATCGGTACCAGCAGCCGCATTTCCTGGCCTTGCTATATATGTTTTGTATACATTTGTATTGGCATAACTCATTATGTGAATTATTTGAGTGCCAAATGTATCAGTAGCACTTGGAGGATAACCATACCACTCAAGATATGCTGCGCTAACAGTACTATACCTAAAACTTCCAGCACTTGAACCATTGCCATAAAGAATTGTACAAGAATAATTGGCTCCGGTATCACCATTAAATTGCATATAACTTGAATATCCTGTAGTTGCTACTCTATGAGAAAGTACTAATATTAAATCAGTGTACGTTCCAGGTATAGAAGTAAACTCTATATTTGCCTGAGTTGCAGTTAAAGTTGTGGTAGCAATAGGTTCATATGTTGCTGGCATTAGACACCTTTAATTCCGTAAAGAGCAAAAGTTGTATCTGTTGTCCAACTTCCATTATTAATAATACTTATAGAAGTAATAGCACTTGTGCTCATCCACAAACCAGATGAAAGACCAACTATTCCTTTGTTAAAATCAGTAGAACCAGTACCATTATTATCAAAACCATTTAACGTTCGAATTGTTTTATATTTATTTGTATCGGTATAATCTAATATATCTATAACAAATAATGCGTAATTAGAAGTTAAGGCATTGGCGTTTGTTGAAAATGGACCAAGCGCAAATGTTTGTGATGACCAAGCAAATGCACTCGCGCTTGCCCCATTACCAATGACATAATGACCTGCATAATTACTTCCAGTATCGCCATTAAATCTAAAATTGGTATTTGCATAATTTCCGGTAGTATCTCCTGAACGGCCTATACCCCTAATTTGTAAATGCTTGTAAGTTCCAGAAATAGAATTAAAGGTAATTGTTCCGCTAGAGCCGGTGCCAGAAAGTGTAGCAATAGATTCAAAACTTGTTGGCGACGCAACAAATTGATTGCCAAACCAATTGGCTACCGTGCTGGTAGATATGGCGTTTGTTGGTCTTGTTCTTTGTGAAAATCTACGCATTAAGCAATCCTATTGACGTACCCAAAGATGTTAATAACGTTGGCACTGCTGGCAAATGCTCTGACCACAAGGCTGTTCTGTAGTAAGATTCCAGGTGCCACTAAAATCAAACCTGTTCCCTCTGCGCCAATATTGACTTCGATGTGCCCATCAGGAGCAGTAGCCTCACCCCATTCAAGGGTTAACTTAACAGAAGCCGCTGACGTATTGTGGGCATAGAGCCAAATCTCATCCAGGGTAGAAGTACCACTGGCTGCGGTATGAATGAGCGTTCCAGCAGTAGCAGTAGCGGCAACCTTGATGGCTTTACCGTTTGTACTTCCTGAAAGAAGTTGCTTAGAGAATGTTGCCATTGGCCTTCCTTATCCGAATACCTGAACTGCCAGGATGTTTTGGTCTGTACTAAAATCTATGTTGGCTACATTGTAGCCGTTTGGTGAAATCACCATTGCATAATCGCCGGAGACTAACGCGGTTAATCCGGTGATAGATGTTCCGGTTGAGGCTGTGTAGTCTGCTCCACGAACAAGAAGTACACCGTTGATGTAGACCTGCTCACTACCTACAGTGTAGGAAAGCGCTGTGGTGTAGTCATCGTTGCCGGATAGAGAAGTTTCCCCACCGGACATAGCCTTGCGCCAAGTGTTAATGGTTGCGGTACCGGCAGCACCTGATGGACCGGATGGTCCAGAAGGACCGCTAGGTCCGGAAGGACCTGTCGCTCCCGCAGGGCCAGTAGGCCCGGTAGGACCGGTTGCCCCATCTATACCAGCAGGACCGCTAGGACCACTAGGCCCAGTTGCTCCAGCCGGACCCGTAGGGCCGGTTGCTCCCGCTGGTCCCGTAGGGCCAGTAGCGCCATCAATTCCTGCAGGTCCACTTGGACCGGATGGACCCGTTGCTCCAGCAGGACCGGATGGTCCTGTCGGTCCGGTTGCTCCATCAATACCCGCTGGTCCGGAAGGACCGCTAGGTCCTGTAGCACCTGCAGGTCCAGTAGGTCCTGTTGGTCCTGGTACGGTAGAGTCTGCTCCACTTGGTCCGGAAGGTCCCGAAGGTCCGGTTGGTCCGATAGGACCGGTAGGTCCTGTAGGTCCGACATCTCCTTGAGGGCCAGATGGTCCTGTTGCGCCAGCAGGTCCTGTGGGACCGGTGGCACCTGTATCACCTTGAATTCCTTGTGGGCCACTTGGACCACTTGGTCCGGTAGGACCTGTCGGTCCAGTATCTCCCGTTGCACCTGTGGGTCCTGTGGGACCAGTATCACCTTGCGGGCCTGTAGGCCCTGTAGCGCCCGTAGGACCGGTCGGACCAGTAGGTCCGGTATCTCCAGTAGGACCTGTGGGACCTGTGGGTCCTGTGACCCCCGTAGGGCCTGTGGCACCCGCTATACCTTGTGGGCCAGTGGCACCTGTTGCACCCGTTGGCCCTGTAGGTCCAGTAACTCCTTGTGCTCCCTGCGGTCCAGTAGGACCGGTGGGTCCACTAGGCCCGGTAGGACCGGTGGCACCGCCAGGACCTTGAGGTCCTTGGTCTGCTGAAAAGGTTACGGATACTTGCGGGGTAATAGACTCAACAACAATTATTGTTTCGCTCATACCGTCACACCTGCTATCACCACGAAGACTCCTTCAAGGACGCGGGTTACTACGGAGCCAGAATCAAAAACAAAATCATAAACATAACGACCCGGAGTAAAGTCTGCTGTTAGTGCAGCGCTTATCGTTACAGTAGCCCGACCATTGAGGGCATCTAGGACAATACGGCCATTTGCCGTAGAACAGACAATAGTGGTCGTGCTAGCACCAGCGTACGGACGTACCGTCATCGTCGCTGTATATCCGGTCAAGTTCCACGGTGTGCTGTCATTAGCAATCGTAAACTGAAAATTAAATGTTGCTGCCTGTTCGCAGGATAGATTGTAGGCTGCGCTCACGAAGCCACCTCTCGCAGCGCTGCTACTGGGTCTAGCCCACTTGTGCTTGCGATGTAGTTACAGACTCCGGCAAGGTCTAACCAGTTGCCTCGAGTAAGTCCTGCAATCTCATTAAGAACACCGACTACGTCGGTGACTGTTAAGGTCACACTGCGTGCTGCTGCCCAGGCTCTGGCTGCTGAACCTGCATCCAGATAGTTAATCCGAGCAGGATAGGAAGCGCCGCCATTGGCCAGACGATTAAGTTCGTCCACATAAGTTGAACCTGCTACACCGTATGTCGGCACTTCTTACCTCACTTCTGTTTTG